AAGGATGATGTAGTTTACACATGCAGAGTAAACCATTATTCAAGCGATACTTTTACTAATGATTATTTATCGGCAGATGCGACGAGAACAAAGTGGGCGCTTGGAGCTAACTTTGGGTATTCTACAATAGCGTTTCCAAAGAACTTTTTCGGATCAGATAAAGTTCCAGTTACAACCGCATTGACTTCAACTCATGTCGCTAACGCATTAAAGTCTCTAGGTATAGAGGCTTATGTAGGTGGTGGAACTTTAGGTCAAAGCGATGTTAAAACATTAGCTTCTTCAAATGGAGTCGGATATAGCGGTCTAGTTTATGGAACTGGATATGAAAAAGGATTTTATTCTTTATCAGTAGATACTTTACCAAAAAATCTTGATTTAATAAATGAGGGAAGCCTTTATGTGTTAAGCGGATCTGGAGTTGAACCAAAGCTATATAAAACAATATCGACAAAAGAGGAAGAGGCAAATCAATACTCTGTAATGGGTATTGAATATATAAAGAATAAAGAAGACTTCATTGAGAAGGATATGATCGATACATCGCCAGATTTATATGTTAAATCTGTTTATGATGTTGTTTTGAAGCCAGATGCCCCATCAACATTATTATCCATTGGCACGCTTTTGAATGGAAGCAATAAACCAACTGGCATTTATGCAACTTGGTCGCCTGTTACAACAACTCCGATCACTGGATATAAAATATATCTTAGCAGACCAGACTATTCTTCTTCAAGTGTCTCATCTTTAACTGAGGCGTTATTTGTAGAATCTGGCGCTGCTCAAAAATATATTCAAGCAGCCGTTAATGATAATTGGGGCCAATATGATATTAATATTTATTCTCAAGGCCCATCCCCTTATAAATTCTTATCTGAAGATAACTTAGGAGCATCAATCCAAGTGTTGCCACCAGCAAGTTTATCTGTTGGTGGGCAAACTATGCAATCTGTTTTCGTAAGCGGAATGTACGTTGAAACAGCAGATACTGATAGTCTTAAGTATTCCGTTTCTCATAATGGCACAACTCATGTTGGAGCAGGAAATGGTAACTTTACTTCAAGGGATTTAGTTTTCAGATGGGCTTATATGGACCCAACTGGAGGAGTTATTAATTCAGTCGAGTCTATGCGTAAAAATCCTTTCTTGAATTTTACGCCAAAAGTAAAGATTTCTGTTCTAGATATTGGCGGAAATGTTTTACATCAAGAACAAAATTATCAGGGCTTTTCTTATAAGATAGATATCAATGATAATAAAAAGTTTATAAATAGAGAAGACAGCAATTGGGAAACTGTTGAAGATTCAAGAAACTTTGGTTTAAGAGTTGAAGTGACAGATATAAATAATAAAACTTTTACTGGAACCTATAATGCGTACAACATTCCGCCAGAGTATTCTGATATTGAAGTTGTAGATTGCTTCCAAAATTCACCTTACTATATACTGACAGGGATATATGGCAATCAAACATTTGCAAGAACAGCGGTTTGGAATAGTGGAACTGATGGTATTGTAACTGGTTCTGGTTTAAGAAATTATTCAAACGGAGCATTACTCAGAAGCGAAGATGAAACAAGAATTCCCATCTATGAAGATATTGTAGCTGCTTTCGCTTATGCTAAAGGATTGGCTGGCAATGGATCTGTTGTTGATAACGGCATAACCATTAACAAAAAGGGAGTTGGAACTGATAATGATTATGCCGCCTATGTCTTTTCTTATGAAGATCTAACTAATTATTATTATGACGATGTTTTAAAGAGAGATAAAAATGCAACGCCAGAGAGCTTTGGTAAAGAACATTATCAAGCTTTTGGTCAAACTGAAGGCAGAATTATACCAAAAACAAAAGGTAATATATTAGGTATATCTGACTTATCAACAATTCCATCTAATCAAACTGGCTTTTCTGGATTAGCTTTTACTATCTTCCCAGAAAAAGTAGCTGATGGTAGAATAGAATTTAATTGTTATTCAGCGGCTTCAAACAAAGATGTTCTATCTGTAGAATTATATACTGGAGTAGGTTATCCAGATATTATAACTATCGTTAATGGTCAATCCATGACATTAGGCCAAACTTATGAAATAACAAGTTTAGGCGCAACAGTAAACTGGACTGCAATGGGAGCGCCAATAGCAGAACTTGGAGTTGAATTTATTTACAATGGGACAACTCCAGCGGGGTCAAATGGTAAAGTAAAAAGAGTTTTTGATGTCGATTTGACCTCTCAGGCTGGCAAGTCAAAGACATTCTTTAAAAATATTCAATTGCAAAACACAAGATCATATGTTAATTCGTTTTCGGTTGACGAATTAGATGGATTAGAATCTCCAGAAACAGGAAATTGGTATTATTTTAGATTGCTTGCAAAAGATGATTTCGGCTACGGCCCAATTTCAAATGTTGTAAGTGGCTTCCTAAAGCCATCTCCAAAAGAAATTGCTGGCGTACTACATACAAGAGTTACGCTTGATGGCGGCGCTGATGAAGAAACAATCCAGATAGACCCAGATGATATGACAAAGAATTACAATTATAAAATTGTAAGTCTTGGGCAATCTGTAAACTGGACTGCAATTGGCGCTGGAGATGCGGCATTAAATACAGTATTTCAATATAATGGTGTTACGACAATTGGCACAAATGGCAAAGTTGTTCGTATAGAAAGTCCATATTATGTTACTGAAAATGACTTAGGCAGAAGAATAATTGTATTCGATACTCAAAGCAACTCAACGGTAATCTTGCCAAGTTCAGTTCCAACAAACTTAACTTATACCTTTATTAACAAGGGCCAGCACTTAATCTATATAAAATATAAGGATGGAGAATTGATCTCCATCCTTAGAAAAGATGAGCGCGTAACTCTTATTAACGATGAAAACGGTTGGACAGATCCAAGAGGAAGTGTCCTGAGCGTTTAAAACTTAATATCGAATACGGATTCGTCAATCTTACTGTCTACGCCTTTTACATAAGAAGAGATTTCAGTCTCTTGTGGAGCAACTTGAATCTTCTTGCTGTCATAGAAGCTGTCCAACCATCCAGCAATAGGATTACCTTTAGCGTTGTAAAGCTTCTTGTATCCCATTGAAGTAAGGCGATTATCAGCAAGCCATTCAACATAATGTTTGAGGGAATCAGCAGTAAGACCGATCAAGCTTCCCTTTGAGAACAAGTAATCGGCCCAGTCTTTTTCTGCATCTACGGCCATACGATAAGCTTCATAGATACGATCTTCATTCTTTTTAAAGATATCTTGGAAGCCTTCCTTTGGCTGATCACGAAGAATCTTCATGATGTTCTGAGTGATCGCAACGTGAAGATTTTCATCACGCGAAATTAAATTAATAATTTTAGCGTTCCCTTCCATCTTTCCGCGATACCCAAAGTAAAATGAGCAAGCGAATGAAACATAAAAGGTTACCCCTTCGGTGATCTGGGTTGAAAGAAGCGCATCGAAGATTTGCTGCCTTGGATCATTGCTCTTGGTATTAAGCAAAGCGTCGTATTTATTGGAGATAAACTGCGCCCTCTTGACGATCTCCTTATCATCCAAAATAGAGTCGAAGAACTTTGTGGCGTCAGGATGAACGTTCTGCAAGATATATGTATAACTATTGCTGTGAATAGTTTCAAAGAATGACCAAACATTCATGCAGATCTCAAGTTCTGGATTGCTGACGTAATCAGAAAGAGAGTTAATGCTACGGGATAGCATTGAATCTGTCATAGTTTGGAAGCGCAGATTGCTGTCGAAAACAAACTTCTCTTCTGGAGAAAGGTTCTTGTAATCAGCCGCATCCTTTGTAAGATTAACTTCTTGTGGTCGCCAGAAGAAATTAATCTGTTGATCATAAAGATCATAGAACTTGGGATACTTTAAGCGATCATACCTTTGAATCGCCAAGTCTTCGCCAAGGAAGAGCGGTTGTTTAAGTGAGTCCACGTTTACAGTGTTAAGTACGGTTTTCATTTTTATAGGGTGCAAGCTCCACCCGCGCAGCCTTGGGTGTCATCTTGCGGTTCTTCGATTTTTACTTCTTGTTTAACTTCTTGTTTCGTATGTAATGCGGTCTGCGTGTCGCCGTCAAACGTATTTGTGTAGTAAAGATTTTTAATACCATACTTATAAGCCAACATTAAGTCTCCAACAAGTTCTCCTTGGCTTGGAATTTTATTTGGATAGCGAGTGGCGTTGTAATAAAGGTTAGTTGAAATGCTCATGTCAACAAACTTTTGAAGAGCAGCAACTACTTTTAAATATCCTTGATTGTTCGGCATTTCAAATGCAAGAGTATAATTATCCTTGTTATTTTTGATATGAGGAACAACAACAGGAATAACACCAGCCTTTGAACGCTTATAAGAAATCAATGAGCGTGGAGGCTCAATGCCATTAGTTGATGATTGAATTACAGAACTAGATTCGACAGGCATCAAAGCAGTCAAAGTGCTGTGACGCATACCGTGAGCTTTGATTTCCTTTCGCAGATCTTCCC